GAAATGGCCCTTTTAAGACAGGATTACGCCGCAGTAGGCAAAATTATTGCGAAGTATCAGTCAGCAGAGACGCCAGTGACCCCAGATATAGTCGCTACCCTAGGTGCCCTTGTGGCAAGTGCGGTAGTAGGAGGCTCAGTGTCATCGAGCAAGACTTTAACTGGAATGATGACGAAAACAGGAAACATTGGACGTGACTTTAGCAACTCTTTAAGAGGTGTGCAAAGTATGCGAACAGTGATAACGGATATATTGACGGCAGTGAAATATTATCTGGGAATTTGGCAAGAGGACGATCTTCTAAAGGATGCTAAACTACCAGGTGGTATTAATTTACCAATGTTAATAACTCTTATTCGCGACGTCGTTGCCCAAACACCAGGGGCAACTCGAGGCGTTGCAGCTTTGAGAGAACAAATTGAAACGATTCGTGTGGCGCTAAATGAGTTTGACCTATTAGTGTTACATAACAAAGTGAAAGTGACCAACAGAGTTTTGAATATTGTCAAGGATGCGAGTATTACTTTTAGGAAGTACCTAACAGAGAATGCTTCATTATTGGCCTTAAGTGGAACAGGAAGGAAAAGGACACCGGTTGTGTTTGAGTTTACAGGAGAATCAGGATGTGGTAAGTCGCAACTAATGGATTTAGTTGCGTTTGACATGACCAATCCCGATATAACTCAAAACATAGACTGGCAAATCGACAATTTGATCTATTCGGAAAACCCCAACAACAAACATATGGATGGGTATATGAAACAAGATATCCACATTCAAGATGATGCAAGGCAATCTACAGGCCATACTCCAGACAATTCGGAGGTTTTAGGCTTTATACGATTAGTGTCTCCAGTTGAGTTCTTTGTGCCTCAAGCACAAGCGGATAAGAAAGGAATGACATATGCATCAAAATTGATTTTGTTGACGACTAATGACCCTTATACAATGCATAAGGAAGTAGTTTGCAAGCATGCAGTTTGGAGGAGACGACAAGCTGTTGTGCATGTGAGCGTGTGCAAGGACAAGGAATGCAGCAAATGTAAGACAGGAAACCTACGTGATAAGCACTATACGTTTCTCGACCCAATGGGAGGAGAGATTTTAGGTGATAACATGGTGGCAAGTGGACCCAAATTTGAAAGGTACTGGACGGATTCAGCTGGCAACAGCTTGATTGATCTTAGTTATTATGAGATGATGTATGTGCTTGGAAATATAATGACCAAGTGGCATGCAGATGACCCTATAATGAAAGATAGGCCACCAGTGGACGATGATGCTTTGGCGCAAGCTAAGGTTAAGATGGATAAACATAAGTTTGCAGTATTCCAAATGACGGACGAGGAATATGAAAGCTTGTACCCACAAGAGAAAGATTTGTTCATTTTGCGAGAGGAGAATGGAATTACACTTGAAGGTGCTTCTGTCAGGGAAGAACCATTACATTTGTATTCCAACGAACGGCAATGTTGTGCACGAGACTGGGAATTGGACTACACTGATGTCCCTCCCCTCAGGGAGTGGGATATGAGTGTTTGTTACAAAACTCGAACAATCTATGAGCGTAGCACGAACAATAGGTACTCCTTTAATCGAGATGTTTGGACTGATCTGACGCTGACAGAGCAATTTGTTTTCAAATTAGCTGTCAAGAACAGGTTAATCAAATTTATTGATTATAAAAACTTACAAGGAGAACTGAAACGACAAGAGGAAGAGGCTCAAGTCGCATTTAGGCAAGGCAAGTTTGACTCGGCCATTGAACGTGCGTTCAATGTAGCTGCAATCTTATATGCGGTGCGTAAAGTGCGACCCTCTTTTCATATGGTGCCTGATTGTTGCGACTACTACTGTGAAGGTAGAAGGTATTGCAATGGAGAAGTAGGTATCACGAATCAAACCATTTTGGCAGGAGAAGATGGAGATCGGGCAATGGCTGCTCGACATAATCGAACTCTATACAATAAGTTTGATCCTCCGAAGTTGATTGTTGGCGAGTTGCGCAGCCCTATCGCAGTTTTCTGTGAAACGATGGGCGAGAGTCTTTGTACAATCGAAGTTGAGGAAGGAGAACATGGAAGAGCAAGGCATCAAGCGTTGTTCGGAGATGATCAAGATCCGGACTTGATTGAAGAATTGGAATCCTGTGACGATGGAGATATCTATAGATCGAAAGATGTCTTCGAATTTCTTGGCATTGTGAACGTAGAACAACGAAAGCGAGCCACGAAGTGGAAAGTGGTCGCGGGTGTTGTGGGCCTAATATCAGTGGGACTCGCAGCGCTTGTAGGCCTTAAAGTCTGGGAGCAATTTACCAACAAAAAGAGAACAGCAGAAGATGTGATTGCTGAGATCGACCCTAACATGACTGCGGATGAACGAGAAATTGTTCAGGCAGTCATGACAAAGATGGGAGGATTTGAATTCGCATCAGGAGATCATGTGACCCGTAAAATTGGGCTTAAGCGTGTGGGTAGACATCAGTTTGGAACTGACGTCAAAGATGGCATAAAGGAGAAAGTGAGGCAAAACTTAACTTTACTTAAAGTCACGTTGATGAAGAACCAACAACCCATATATGTAAGCTCAGTTCAAGGAACTGGTCTGAAGAATCATCTATTGGTGACAAATGCTCACCCATTTCTTGTAATGAGAGATTGGGATGCAGCAGAAGTTACAATAGAAAGGATGGGTGGAGCTCAAGATCGAGCGAGCTACACTCAACAACAAATAGCGATCGATGAGAAGAACGACTTGGTTCTCCTCAAAGTGCCCGTGCAGATGGATGCGTATAAGAATATAGTGCAATTCTTCACCAGTGATAATCAATTGAATATACTGACTGAAGGACCAGCGACACTTATAGGCGCAGCTGTTGACGATACTGTGTACTTTGTGAGGAGAGACGAGCAAATAGTCGAATCGCGAACAGGAGAAGAGTTAATCTATGTGAAAGGATACGAATATAGCATGACAACCAAAGTTGGCATGTGTGGACGCCCCCTGATGGCCCATCAAAGTGATGGATTAAACAGGACGATTATGGGAATACACCATGCCGGCACGGGATCGGAAGGATATGCGAGACCTGTCACACAAGAACTCATCGAAGAAATGTCTGCGAAGATACCAACGAATGCTGTTTTTAACATGGAGTGTGGGGACGAATCGATGTTTGATGACGTTATCAACACCGAATCGTGCGTCCCTCAATATGTGAAAACAGAAGGAAATGTGGAGTTCGTGGGCATTGCCCAAAAAGCGTACGCGCAAGGACCCGCCATGAAGACGGAAGTAGCAGAGAGCTATGTTCATGGAAAAATGGGAGAATTATTGACGGCACCAGCTGTCACTTCACTCAGGGACTTGCGCGTTGATCCTGCAATTAGAGCTGCAGGAGTAACGCCCTATGATGCTGGATTCAAGAAATTCAGTGTCCCAACTAAAGCTCTACCAGTGCGAGCGAGCTTGATGGCAATGGCAGTTTTAACAGCTGTGCTAAGTGCCTTAAAACCTTGCATTGGAATTGGAAAAAGACTACTGACATGGGATGAACAAATCAACGGAACTGCAGGAGATGAGGTTAATAGCCTAGACTTCGACACGTCACCGGGATTATGGAAAAGGTTCAAACCAGCAGGAGCAAAAGGAAAACGATGGATGTTCGATATAACTCTAGAGCCTAACAAACGAAGGTTTGCAAAACTCAAAGAAAAATTCGACTCCAAAGGAATAGATGTTATTAAGCTTTTTAGAAAGAGTTATGATGAGATGGAAATGAAAGTACGCAGTGGACAAGAGATTTTACTGACACTTTATTCGAATCTGAAAGATGAACGAAGGAAGCTTAAGCACATCAAGAACGCGAAGACTAGAACTTTTGACGTTAGCCCCCTAGAATACAACATGCTATTACGGAAGTATTTTGGCGCATTCAACGCAGCAATGCAAAAAGAGTGTGTCACTTTACCCGTAGGAGTTGGACTGAATTTGACAGGAGCAGACGCAGAAGGACTGTACAATCGGATTGGAAGATTTGGAGGTAATGTTATTGCCGGGGATTTCGAGACCTGGGATGGAAATTTATCTGGAGAAGCTATGATGCAATACGCAATACAAGCTAACGAATGGTACAAGGATTGTGTGGAAAACCAGCGGGCACGAATCGGGCTCATCAGAGCTATGATACACCCATTGATTATATCACTTAATACGGTCGCAAGGAAACATCAAGGAATACCTAGTGGAGTGGCAGTAACAGCGCCAATGAATTCACTATGCAATTGGCATTTACAACTTGTCGCATTGATAGATATTCTAATGAAGGAAAGAATTGAACTGGCTACGCGCGAACTGATTGAAGGATTCGAGATAACCACTTGGGGAGACGATCACATCGTTGCACCTAAAGCAGAGTATCAGAAATACGTTAACTTCAAATCAGTTAAGAAATGGTTCACGGAACATGGTATTGGCTACACCGACGCAATGAAATCCGATCGAGAATTCGATTTTGAAGCATTGGACGACATCTATTACTGTAAGCGAAAGTTTGAAAAACATAGCTCAGGAGTGATTGTCGCCCCGCTTGACAAAACGGTTCTAAACGAGATGATTAATTGGAGGCGCAAGACACCTGGAGTGTCAAAAAGACTTTCTTTCGAAGAGACGCGCACCAACTATGTCCATGAACTATCACTACACGGAGAACAGTACTTTGAACAGGAGATTAATCGATTGAACGCGGCGGTGAAATTAGCGAATGAGGAATTCCCTCACCTATCACAGAACCCACTCATGGATTGCAAACAGCCCTATTGCGTCTTTGCCCA